TTGTGGTTGACAATGCCCTCCACCGTCAGGTTCCGCTTCCGGGCGACGCGGACGATGTCGGCCGTCGAATCCACCCAGGCCTCGGGATCGCAGTAGGCCCGCGTGTCGGCCAGGCCGGCGCAGTACTGCTTGCCGTTGGTGTTGATCCCAGCCGCAGCGGCCTCGCGGATGATCCGCTGGGCCATCTGCTTGGGCATGTCGTTGAACTGCTCTTGGTTCAGCCGGCCCTGGTTGAATGCACGGTCTGTCCCCCTGGTGCCAGGAGGGACCTGGAGCGCACACATGGTCGCCCACCGCTCGCCGTAGGGCAGGGCGGCCGTGTAGGTGCGGACCGCGTCCGGGCCGGCGTCACTGACTTCCTGGGGGACCTGCATTTTGCGGCTCCTGTGGAGGCTGCGGCGGAGGTGGCGGAGGCGGAGGCACCATGTAACGAGCCACGTCGATGTCCATGGCTCGGCCCCAATCCTCCAGCAAGGCGTTGAACAGCTGCGGCTGCCCCGCCTGGAGCATGCCCTGCGCAACGGGCATCATCACCTGGAGAGCCTGGTTGATCTGCTCAACCTTCGTACCCTTGTTGGGCTTCCTGGCACTGCCGGCCTCTACGCGGAAGTCGAACTCCCGCAGCACCTCTTCTGGACTCATGGCCTGCACGTGCATCTGCCAGGCCTGGGCGGCCATTGGCCCAAGGAGCGGGGCAACGTCCTGCGGCTGGACTAGCCACCGTGCCAGCAGGGCCTCTTTCCGGGCCAGCTCAGACAGGGCGTCTTCCAGGGTGTTGGCCATGTCGTCCGGGCGAACACTGATCTGCTCGGCCTTCACGGCCGCCTCTGCAGCTGACCTGAACTGGTTCCGCGACATGCCGTAAACCAGCTCAGTCAGACCAACACGCCGGTCGAACAGCTCCGTGACAGCCGAGATGATGTTCCACATGTCGGCCGTCACGCCGGGCAGCTGGAACACGCTCAGCACATCGTTGACCGTCCGGCCGATGGCCTCGGAGATCTCAACGACGTTGAACCCCGCCTCACCGCCATCCAGGATCTTGGCCTTCAGGTTCTCGTCCGCGGCCTTCGCCACTCCAATGAGCGTGGTGGACGAGGTGGCGATCTTGGTCGCCATGAACGACACGGCCCAGTTGATAAACCGTAATTCGCCAATGCCCGGCTTAATAAGCGAAATGGGGTACGAATAACCGGGTTTGCCGTGCCACTGCAGGATCGTACATGGCCAGCCGTTGGGCTCGGCCCAGAACGGGATCGGCCACTGTGCAGCCGCAAACAGGCTTGGCGGCAGGCCGGACTCATCGACCTCCTCCTGGAGCATCTCCGGCGAGATGTTCAGCGGGTGGTCTACGCCCTCGCAGATGACGATGTAGCAGTTATCTCCAAGGGCGTCGAACTTCCCGCGGAGATCCGCGTCGGCGTCCTTCAGGCGGTCACCGAACCCGGTCTTGGAGTAGATCTCCCAGTAGGTGACCAGGTCGTTGGTCTGGCCGTTCCGCTTCTTAGTCTTGTAGCCCTGCTCGTCCGCCTTGCTGCGGGAAGCGTAACTCTCAGAGTGGCCCTTCAGGTCTTCGGGATTCAGGCCAAACCGCTGGGCGACAAACTCCTTGGGGTGCGTGCGGCGGCGGGCCAGCCAGAGGATGTCGTTCTGGTCGTCCGCATCCGGGTCCCAGACCACATTGTCAAAGGACTCATAGAACGATGCGGCCATCCGCATCTCAGAGCCAGGCGGCTGGTACAGCTCCGTGAACCAGCACCCGGCCCCCTTAATCAGGGCATCGTCCACCACCTTGCGTGACTGGTCCTTCAGGTTCAGCTCATTGGGCGTGTAGTTCAGGTAGTCCTCCAAGAGGCGGCTGATGAGGCCGCGCTTCTCGGAGGCCATCTGCGTCTGCTGCATGAGCTGCATGTAGAACTGCTGCCCTTGGTCCGGCATCATCACCGGCTGCCCATCGGGCCCAATCACCGGCTGGCCGTCCGGCCCCATCTGCGGGATCGGCGGCTGCGGGAAGATCCCCAGCATCTGCGGGCTGATGATGGGGTACTGCCGCGGCGTGACGTTCCGAACCGGATTCCGGTGGTGAATGACCGCGCCGAAGAGGCGGACGGCCTCCCAAACGCGGTTAATAGTCATTCGGAAGGCCGGCGCTGAGATGCCCTTCACAAACCCCTTCTCGCCACGCATGTATTCGTTGCGCCACATCCATGCGTTTTCACCGTCGTAGAATTGCATCGCCTCCTCAGCGTCCTCCTGGAAGGGCCGCTTGTGCTTCAGGGCCTGCTCCAGCTTGCTGAGCCAGGACTTGACGATGGGGCGGAGTGGGTTTTGATCGGCCATGTTGGCGTCCTGGGCTACTTCCTATTGCCCTGGACGGCCTTCTCCAGGGCCGAAAGACGCTCCGAAAGCTGGGCAATGCGGGGATCGCGAGGCCGGTGTTCCCACAGGCCGAACTCTTTCCAGTTGGGGAAGTCAGCCAGGCGCGGGTCTTCCTTGTGCCGGACGCTCGGCTTCTCCACGCCCCCGTAGCCCGGGGCCAGGGCCCACAGCTCCAGCGTTTCCTTGCCCACCTTGGTGACGAACGCCATGTTGGGCTCGGCACCCTCATGGGCGTAGTACAGCACCGTCTCGCCAACCGACACCGCAGGAACAGACCAGCTCATTGCTAACCCTTTCGTTGGGGACCCAGGACCACATAACCCTTGCCGTCGTCTCCAAGCCGCTTCTTCTTGTCCGCCAGCCACTTCACGTACCAGGGCTCTGGGCCTGGCCGTGCCGGCGGGCGGTGATAGGAGGGCTCATACGCACAGAGGTACTCCAAACATTGGCAGGTATGGATTTCGCCTCGGGCGTTGGGCGTGTCGGTGATGAACGGCCCGTTGGCCGTCTGGATCACCTTCTTCTTGTAGCGCCGCAGCTCCCGGAACAGCTCTGGCGTTGCCCCTTCCAGGAACTTCAGTTTCGTACTGCCGTCGCCGCGGATGTGCAGCATCTGCCGCACCAGCCCGGTGCGGGCCTGGATGTCGTCGGAGCCGGCCAGGAACTGGTGCCCCGTCATCTGGGCCCGGACGCCACGGTCGCGGAGTTGCTCCGAATACAGCTCTGACGGCAGCCGGCCTGAGCCCAGGTCACGCAGGGCACCGCCGTGCATGTCCATGATGAAGGCATAGAAGTGCTGCCCTTCGGTCTTCTTGGCGAACTCCTCGCCAAAGATCAGGGCGTTGCAGTTGCGGATGTACAGCTCGTCGTAGATCAGCAGGAACCGCTCGTCCGGCGGGACGGCCCCGAACACCGCCGCCATCACCGCATGGCCAGGGTCAATCGCCACGTACCGCGTCCAGTCTGGCGGCACGCCATCCGGCAGGGCGACCCTGGGAAGGACATGCACCGCCGGGTTAAACGACGGGTACATGAGGATGGAGTCCTGCGTGAACTCACCCTCGGCACGCATCCGCAGCTCATCCACCCCTAGGGCGGACCACCGGGCGATGTTCTTCTCCTTCTCCTTGGAGTCGATGTGGGCGTTGTCCAGGAAGCGGAGGACGAACTTCTTGATGTTGGCAGGATCTACCCCCAGCTCAGCCTCGCGGTCGGCACGCTCGCACAACCCAAGCAGTGCGTCGTTCTTGGAGTGTGGCATTGCAGACCACAGCAGACGGCCTTTGCGGTCTGCGAGTCTGGCCTGCATTTCACCCACCCACGCGGGCTGAGGGATGTCCTCGTCAAAATGCACTAAGTCGGCCTGAAACCCCTGGGGCGGCTCTGACTCGGCGGAAAAGAAGTTGATCTGCCAGCCGTTGGTCAGCGTGACCTTCTGGCAGTAGCCGGCGTTCTTCAGCACCCAGGAGGTGTCCACAACGAACCGCGGCGGGATCAGCGGCGGCGCCGGCTTGGCGTCCTTCAGCCTGTCGGCATCGGTCGCCGGCCGGTACGCCCGCCACTCGCCCGTCTCCAGGTCGCGGATGATCTTGAAGGCCCCGGCCTTGAAGAGCATCGGGTACGCCACCAGACCGATGTGCGGCCAGTTGCGACCGACCACCACCAGGTTGCCGTCCTTCTCCGGGTACTTCTTGAACGGGTCCTGGCCCGTGGCAGCGCGAGCGTCTTCTACGAAGGTGGAGAGGCTCTTGCCGCTGTTGTGGTTGATGACGCCTGCCGCTAAGTAGTTGTGGATCTCCGGAACCTCTATGTCCCAGATGTCCTGTTCGCCAAGTGGCTTGGCGCTTATGACAGTGACGGTGGCGTGCCCGTCAGCATCCAAAAGCGTGCAGCCGATGGTCGCAGCAGCATTCAGATCCTTCCAGCCCTCCTCGCACAGCACCTTGTGCCGAAGCGTGGCCGTCAGCGTGCGTCCATTTGACAGGCGAAACTCATACATCAAGCCCCGGCCTTTGACGAACGGCTTCCCAGCTGCGGCCGCCACCAGCTTGCCGTCACGCATCGCGTACACATGGAACTCGCCGTCAATCTCGCTGACCCTCCGCTCCTCCTTAGCCACAGGGTCATAGATCAGCTGGCCGGCGCCGATGCACCGATTTCCTCCAAGCACTATCCGCTCGGAGGCCATGCAGGCGTGCATCTCCTGCTGCGACGCCATGGGTTCATACAGCTTGAGAGCCTCTATCTTGCGGCTCTTCAGCTCGGCCTGAACCTCTTTCAGCACCTCTAGCGAGTGCGTCGATACGTTTGCCCCTAAGTCCACCGCAGGTTTCGGCGGATCAGGTATCTGGCGAGGGTGCTTCTTCAACCTTCTCCGTAATGGGCAGGACCTGGGCTTCGATCACCGGCAGGCCTCGCATAGCAGCAGCAGCCTCCAGGAGACGCTGCCGCAGTTCATCTTCTAGCTCATCCTCGCTCCACAAGGCCAGCGGCTTCTTGGCCCCGCCGAGGGCCGTGTTGCTCGTCACCAGGCGGACGATGGTGTCCAGCTGCTTGGTGCGAAACGCACCGCCAGGAGGAGAGTCGTAGTACTGCTTCAGGAACAGGTTGGCGAACCCGCGGGTTCCGCCCATGTACTCCAGGATCGTCTCCAGCAGCTCACTGGAGTGCGGGATGTTCGCCCCGCCCAGACGGGCCGCCTGGCAGAACGCATCCACGGAGTCGCGTTCGATCTTGTCTAGCCGCTCGTCCTTCCGCTTCTTCCGCCGCTTCCGCTCATACTCTGCCCGGCAGGTCTTGCAGCGGGAATGCTTCCGGCCGTCCGACGTTATGTTGTAGGACGAGTCAGGCAGCTCCTTCTTGCAGCCCAGGCAGGTCTTCATGCCTTAACGGTGAGCCACTTCGGCGGCTCTAGGTTGACGATCTTGGTCTTGTTGTCGGCCTTGCTCTCCCAGAACGTCCGCAGCTTGTCGCTGATGCCCTGGGCGTCGATCACCTGCGGCTTGCCAACGCACTTCGGCTTCCAGTGCCCGGCCCAGGCGTCCCAGTTGCAGTAGACCGGGTTGTAGCCCAACTTCTGCGTTCCGGCCAGAGACAGGTCGCGCGTTTGCGTCACATCCTCCGTGGAGGCTTTGGACGCGGCGTAGCGGTCCTGCCACTCATAGTAAAACCAAGGCTTGTCGTCGTCAGTCTTGGGCTCTGTGATCTCAAACGCCCGCATGTCATACATGATCAGCCCCGTCGGCAGGGCGGCGCACTCCTGTATGCCGGCCATCTTCACCGCCGTGTGGCGGTCATACATCTCCAGCTGGAAGTCCGGATTGGCGTTGTCCGACTGCATGTTCTGCCAGCGGAACACATACACGCACTCCATCGGGGGCGGGCCGCAGTACGGGGCTCCAATTACGCACGGCCCCTTGTGGTAGTGCTTGACAAGGAAATCGAAGCTCGTCGGAAACCATGGCTTGGCGTCCGGCTGCCCGGCCCGCTCGTCAGGCTTCATGTCGGAGTCCACCATCACCAGGACGTCCACCCCGTACTCGCGGGCCATGAGAACGGCCCTGTTGCGAGTCATGGTGATGGGCGTGTCCGACAGATTCCAGACACGGATGCCGGCAACACGCTCGTCCTGCGAGGCCTGCACGACGGTCGGAATCATCCACTCGCGGATGTCTGGCACCTCTGAGCTGATGCCGCCGTTTCCGCCGTAGGAGAACGTGCAGATTCCGACGCTGAACTTCTGTTGCATAGAACACCTCGGGGGGGAAGGTGGCAGTGTACTGCAGTATACTCACTCGCGTCAAACCATCCGCTGCATCATGCCGTAGGCGCGGCGATTAGCCGGCGTCAACGACTGGAGCCAGTTTTGATTAGCCTGGCCGGCAATCTGCGACTGGTGCTGCTGCCGCCATCCAGAGTCTCCTCCGCTCGGCCGCTGCTCAGGCTGCGAACGCCGCATGCCCTCACCGAAAGGCGATTGGCGCGAAGACTGGCTGCCACCCGGGGCTGAGAACGAGCCGCCGCTGCCGTACATAGGCGAGTCGATATCAACCAGGCCTGGCCTCTGCTGGCTTCTAGGCTGCCCCATCGGGTTCTGCCAGCCACGCTGCACCATTTGCCCAGCCTGGCCCCACATCTGCTGCGGATTCCACTGCGGCGCCTGGCCGGCCAGTTGGCCGCCGGGGTTGTACTGCCCCATCTGATTGTGCGCCGACTGGATGAAGGCGTCGCGCTGCTGGTAGTACTGGCTCGGGTCCATCTGCCCGAATGGCGTGTTGAGCGTCTGCGTGAACGGCGCCTGCCGCTCACCGCCAGCTGCCCCCCAACTGCCGGGCCCGAACTGCACTACAGGCCTGCCACCAAGAGCGGCCTGCGCCTCGCCTCGCGAGCCCCAGGAGGCCATGTCGCCACCCGCCGCCGACGGGATTGGGACGTTGAGCGACCACTGTCCGTCGCGAGAATATGAGCCGCCTGGGTCGGCTGGGCTTGCCCACCCATACGGCGTGCCCTGCGACGGCGGAGCGATTGGCTGAGCCATGCCAGGGCGAAAACTGCCGGGGCCGATAGTCCGCGTAGACGAACCGTTTCCGAACATCATGCTCATTGGGCCGCATCTCCTGTGACCGTCTGGGCGTTCATTCCAATGTCCCCGGCCCGCGACATCCGCAGCTTCTCAGCATCGTCCTGCGGGGCAAACGCTCTCGTCTGCATGATTAGCTGCCTGAGAAAGTCAGCGTTCTGCAGCGCCGCCGCATCGCCGTAGGCAGGTATGAATTGTGGCTCCATGTAAGCGAAAAGCCTCTGACCCAGTTGCCCAGGTCAGAGGCTCCCCCCTAGCCCCTTGCAGGGCATGTATCAGCTCTTGGTGTTGACGAGAGCCAGGACGTTAGTGCCCGTGGTCGCACCGACACTGCAGGCCCGGGCGATGACGCCGATGCCGTTGTTGTTACCGCCAGCCGTCGAAGCGCTGAGCGGCGAGGGGC